AAATATATCCATATAGCACAACAGAAATAAAATCCGAAAATGATTGTGGGTACGCTATTGATTTCAAAACAGATGCTTCTAATCAATGTGATTTTAATATTGGAGAATACGATCCATATAATAATTTAAATATTTATTCATCTTCTCAGCTTTTACCGTTTTCTCAAGTATTCACTGGAGGCGTTAGCTCTGCTGCTTCTTTGTCTAGCGGAAGTGCGGTTGGAGATTTTACATTAAAAACTAATCTTTCTGGGACGTTTTATCTTGTTCCGCAATTAGATACTGAACTAAATTTAAATAAATATTATTTAGAATTGCGTAATAATTCTGCTATTGAAGACGCTTATTATTTACAGAAATCTATTGATTTTTCGGATGTTGGAACGAGTGTCTTTATGTTTTATGTGGCACAAACTGATTTGGTAAGTGGTTATGCGACATATAATACTGGTGTTATAAATTTTAATAGAACTGGTGAATCGGCAACGGGAGGTTTTTATGATACTGTTTTTGAAGTTGGAGATTTAATTTATATATCTCATCCTAGCGGATATTATGGAATTCAAGCTGAAATATCAGCAAAAGACGCTCAAAAATATACTTTTAATATCGAAAAAAGAGATAATCTGCCTTCTACAAATACGATATCTTTTCCTTTGGGGTCTAGCGTTTCAATAATAGACGAAACCAATTCAAATAAATTATCGATCTGTAAAGATAATAGTACAGTTTTTCCAAATATAGATTCATATAATAACGCTTATTTAGATTCTAAATATGGATTTCAATTTAATATTGCAAAAAACGTTACAACAAATCACAAAGAACTTTCTAATTCTGTATTTTTTAGTAGTGATAAAAAATTATTTTCTGAACAAGCGAATCCGATAGGAATCAACGCTTCTTTTTCCAGAATTGGAAATAGAAAATATATGCAAGATCAATATGGTACTGATTTAGTTAAAAATCAAATAAAGAATAAATCTAAATTTAATATTTTTTATCATGGTTTAGAAAGAAATCTTTCGCAATCAAATACCAATACATCACAGGCTGTGACGACTTATAGTTGTGGCAACGATGTTTCTTCTTTTGTTTCTAATACGCAGATCAATCAAGATGTATTAGGATCATTGTTAAATGAGGAAAAAGTAATAAACTTAATTATTGGAAGTCCAGTTCAAAAAATTGCAGGAATAGCTAGATGTTATTATTCCAATAGGATATATGAAGTATTGATTTATATAAATTTAAAATCTTCTGATATTCCAAAAGTTTTAATAGGTTTGTCTAAAAAATACTCTCAGAAAACTAGTTTTTCGTCGCCTGTTGAATTTCAGGCTTCTGATATGTATTATTCTGCAACAGATAAAATTAATCTCCTTGGAAAGATAAAGAAAACTTCTACATAATATGGCTGATTTAATCTCTACGCAATCTTTAATAGATTTAGATCCTGATTCTTTTGTAGATCTTTTTGAAATTTACATTAGCGAATCAACAGGTGTTCTAAGGTTTCATTCTGGTAAAAATTTTAATAATTTTTTGATTTATAAAGGTAACTCTTATACTCCCGCTCCAATTGAATATGGGGGTTTCGAGTTCTCCGCTGATGGAAAGCAAAGTCGCCCATCAATTAGATTGGCGAATATAAATGGAGTAATAACTAATGTAATTAAAAACAAAAACGATTTGGTAAATTCAAGACTAAAACGTTTAAAAATATTCGTTAAAAATCTAGACGATATAAACTTTTCAGATGGTAAAAATCCATTTTTTGGATACAGATCTAAAAGAAATGCTGTAAATGGATATGGTCAAACGTTTTTTGAAGAGAATTATATTATAAATCGTAAGACTACAGAAAATAAATATGTTATAGAGTTTGAGCTTTCTAGTCCTTTAGATTTTGAAAATCAATTTCTTCCTAATAGAAAAATATCGGATAATCTATGCTCTTGGTCTTATAGAGGCTGCGGATGCAATTACGGAAAATTACCTTGGACAAACCAATCAGGAGAAAAACAATCGATTACATATACAAACAATAGCAATCAAATCATTACTAAGACGGCAGATGAAATTTTTGGAGTCAATATGCCGAACATTGGAATTCCATTTGCAGATGAAAATGATAAAGAGTTTTATTCTCCTCAAGGATACGCTTTAGAAATGGCTAATGCGGCTTATAAAGGTTTTTGGAACTCAGCTACAAGTTATCAAGCTGGTGTATTTGTTACCTTCTCTGATTCAGTAAATTATGATTTTTTTGGTAATAAATTTCAATTTTCAGAAGATAATATTTCTGTTTCTATTTATGTTTGCCTGCAAACTAATACGGGTAATAATCCAAAATTAAATAAGCAATTTTGGATAAAAGACGCTTGTTCCAAAAATATTAAAGGCTGTTCTTTGAGATGGAAAGGGCATAAAGATGGATTACCTTTTGGGGGATTCCCAGGAACAAGGCCATACAATTATCAAACTTAATGAGGCAATAAAAGATATAAAATATTTCTTATTATCTAATTACCCTTTTGAGTCAGGGGGATTGGTTGATTATGATTTTAATGTTTATAAATATAAAGCTGTAAATCCAAGTTGTCATACGTTCATGCCGCCAGATGATTTTTTTATGACTTTAATAAGAAAGCCTATACTTTTTTCTTTTCATAGTCATTTGCATTTATTGACCCCTTCAGAAGAGGATATCTTTTTTATTAAAAATTTTGATGTTCCGATTATAATATATAGTTTAAATTGGGATAGTTTTTTAAGTGTAAATATTAAAAATGAAACAAGTTATTTTACATGGCCTCTTGAAAAAGATAGCTTGTCCGTCTTTTCAGGCAAAAGTTGATTCTTTTGATGAGCTTCTTTCTTGCATTTCTGCTAATTTTGATAACTTTGGAAAAGAAGTTAATAAGCTAAGAGAAAAATTTGATGGTCTTTTAATTATCGTTGACGGATTTATTGTTGATAATGGCACTGTTTTGAATCAAAAAATTAGAAATGCTAAAGTTATAGAATTGGTTCCAGTTCTTTCTTTGGCCGCTTTTGCATCTTCAACTATTCTATTTACTAGTATTACAGCTACAACAGTTGCTGGCAAAATAGGTGTTTTTCTTGTTAATACTATAATAATGTCTGTTATATCATTTGGAATAAGTTTCTTAATAAATAAACTATTAAGCCCTAAAAATCCAAAACAAGTTCAGACTTCTTCTTATATTTTTTCTTCCAAAGAAAACGCTGCGAGCAGAAACACTCCAATTCCAGTTTCTTATGGAAGATTAAGAATTGGCACTCATGTAATAAGTAGCGTTGGTTTAAATTTTGATTTGAGTTATGTATTAAATAATCAAAATATAACTAACACTCTTTCTTCAACAACAACAATTGGCCTCGTTAATGCTTCTATAAAATGAAAAAAATAATATTACATGGTCTTTTAAAGAAGATGTTTTGTGATTCTTTTTTTATAAAAGCTAATTGTATAACAGATATTTTTAAATGCATGGCAGCTAATACAAAAGATTATTCACTAAAAATGAATAACATCCTTAAACAAGATTATGGTTTAGCTTTAGTTATTGATGGAGTTTTATACCATGATATTGAAACTAATTTAGATAATTGTATTAAATTAGCTTCGGTTATAGAAATTTTTGTTTGTTCTGGATTTAATTTTATTTTTAGCTTAGGCGCATCTATAGCGGCGGCTGTAGCAAAACTCACTTGGGTCAGCGTAGGTAAATTTGTTTTATTTTTAGCAATAAGCATTGGTATAAGTTATTTAGTAAGTATGTTATTAAAACCTGGAGATCCAAAACAGGTTAAAACATCTTCTTTTATATTTTCTGGAAGAGATAATGTGGCTGCTAGAAATACTCCAATTCAATTAGGTTATGGTAGATTAAAGGTTGGCACTAATGTTATAAATGCTATTTTATTTAATTTTGACTCTTCTTATATATTTACAGTAAATAATGTTATAAAAACAGAAGTCGGCGTTGGTAACTATTCATCAAAAATATGAAACAAAATTCTGATTCATCATTATCTCAATTCGGAACTCAATTGCAAAATTTTCTTGACAAGAAAGGATCTTTCGCTCCATTCGCGTCTAATACAAATAATGGTATTTTAGAATCTACCACTAAGTATTATGTTCAAGATCTTATTGGAGAAGGACCATTAGCTGGTCTTGTTGATCCTGATGGAAATGAACTTGTTTTATTTGATGAAGGACAAAATAATAGTGAGATATTTAAAGGCATTTATTTAAACGATTATTCGATAAAAAATAATCTTACAAATACATATAATTACAATCGACTTGAAA